AATCATTTTGAACTTCAGCAGCAGCATGATTAATTTGGTGCTTCTGTAATTCAAGGTTTCCAATTTGATTTGCTGCGTTATTTAGTTTTCCTACATAACCTTGCAATTCTTCTAATTGTTCTTGGGTAATTTTGTTTTCACTCATGGTTTTAAAATTAAAATTAAATTGTTAATAAATTAAACTATTCTGGGCTTTCAGGTTCTTCTTCTGGGGCCCATGGCATTTCTGCCTCTACGTTTTTAGGTGTTATTTTATCGTTAATCGCTTTTTCAATCACTTCATTCATGTGATCTGTTGGGTGATTAGCTTTTGCCCATTCTATTACATCTGCTTCCGTTAAATCGCCAAGCGCTGTAAAATTTTCTAAATCTGGTGCTCCTATTGGGCAGGCACCTGAAAATTCAGCAGTGTAAAAATTTCCATCTGAATCTTTTTCACTATCTGTTCCTACGTACTTAAAATTTACGTGTGTAATCACATCCGACAAACCGTCGAGACTGGGTGCCTTTTTCATAGCCGTGATACCCCATGTGTAAGTAATTGCCATATTATTATTTTTAATTGTTTGACTTATATTTTATTATCACTTGTTTTACTGATTTTCTAAAGTTTCAACTCTTGACTTAAGATCATCAATAATTGTTTGCTGTTCTTGCATAGCCTTAATTAATATAGGTACAAGCACAGAATATTTTACCGTTTTAATTGGTTCTTCATAGCCTGGCACTTCTCTTTCTTTAACTAAAGCTGGGAATATAGATTCTAATTCTTGTGCTACAACACCTATTTGTTTTAAATCCTCTCCTTTAAAATTAAAGTTTCTTACTTTAATTTGTTTTACTTCTTCTAACTTATCAGTTGCATCTACTATATTTTCTTTTAATTTTTCGTCTGAGTATTGTGTATAACTATTATTTTTATTTACAATATCACCATCTAAGTAACAAATTAATACATTATCATCTCCGGATATATGGTTTGATTGAAAATGCAAAAACATACCAGAACTCGCATATGATGCTGTTGTATTTACAAAAACCCCAGTCGAACTACTATTTACACTGCTGCCTAATTGTAGTTTTGCTGCAATTTGCCCAGCAGCACTATTTTTTACATTTAATCTACCCCCAATATTACCTGAGGTAAAACCAATTGCAACGTCCTGAGCGAAATAAGCATTTTGCCCACTTATAGTACCTACAAATGTAGCTGCATTTAAATTACTTGTTGAATGAGGATCTAAATAATAGCCAGTGTTATTTGAATCGTAAAATATAGGAGCTCTTGCTGAGTTTATTGAAAAAGAATTACCAGATGCATCATTGTACCATCTTCTAGTACCTTGACCACCACTAGTTCCAGCACTACCAGTTGTTGTCCAGTGCTCTAAATTACCAGTAACCTTATCAAATCTTACATAAACATCATAACCACTATTGTATGCTCTGCCGTAATATTGACCATTTACATGTATATTACCACCGATACCGGAACTATGATATGTAATCCCTGGTTCTGATACCCACATAGTTAATGCACCACTTTCAGAAGATGTGCTACCATGTGCATAATTTATATGCATTCTTGCAGTACTATGCCCACCTTGTACAAATAATTTACCACTTGTAACTAATGATGTTGATCCGTCTGAAGGATTTAAATATCTTGTTGTATCATTTGAATCGTAAAATATAGGTGCTCTAGAAGATCCAATAGAGTAGCTGTGACCATTAATATCCCACCCGCCTACAGTTTGGCCCTGAGATGTATTATAAAAATGAAAACCAGTGGTTCCTACTAATTGAGAGGTCGTTCTAAGACCCACATACCATTCGGCTGCACTGTTTTTATAATTCCACATAGCCTCTAAACTACCGTTAGAATATATTTGAGGATATTGGTGGTTGGTTGTTGTATATACTTTAAATTGGCTACCAGCAGTGTTACTGGTTGTATCTATTTGAACAGCTTTTAAAAGAGAAGATGTAGCTGGATTTACATAATATGTAGTGTTATCTGAATCATAAAAAGTATTAGCATATAAAGACCCTCCTGTTTGTGGGTTGACATCGTGTAATGCTATTGATTTCCAATCTCTGTACGTTGCATTCCAACCTGTTCTAACGTAAATACCGTTAGTACTTGAACCATTTTCTGGAAAATAAAGTTGTGCTTTTCCTGCACTTGAAATCGCCATATTTAATGCAATTCCGTAAGTATAAGCGGGTGGTTTATTAGAGCCTGACATATTAAGAACTGAATTATATCCTGCTTCAGTTCCGTCAATATAATCATTCCAGTTTTGAGAGGTAAGAGAGCCTCTATACCTAAATACATGTGCATTACCCTCTGTAAGTACTGGCTGCCCGCCTACATTTAAAGCAGCAAAATTTGATGTACTATGTGGATCCGCATAATAATTAGTATTATTAGAGTCGTAAAATATAGGCGCTCTTAATGAACTAGCTCCAGTTAAATAATTGTTTACATGACCTACTCCATTTTGATCCACATAAAAAGTATTAGTACCTGAAGCATTTCTAAAATGTATATATCCGGCAGCTTGTAAATACCAGTGATTAGCATGGTATTGCATCTTACCTCCAACTTCACCAGACCAAGAATCGGTAGTTTGTCGCCAATCACCAATAGTTTTAAATGCATTCCCTCCAGATGAAGAGGGATTTAAAAAGTATGTGGTGTCATTTAAATCATAAAATATTGGTGCTCTTGCATCTTGTGTTACTTCTAAAATAGCATTACCACCATCAAGCTGCATTACTTTTAATGTATTAGCAGCGCTTGCTCTTATACCTGTTAAGTTACCATAAGCTGAATTATAAGAACCAAAAAATCCATTTGCGCCTTCATAAGCCATATAATGCCCGTCTACTAAAACAGAACCTTGACCATTTTTAGATAAAACTACAAATTCTGAACCTCCTGTCATTCCCAATCCAATTTCACGAGTATAACTATGGCTTCCTAAATCACCATACCAAGAACCACTTTTAACCCAAAAATCAGATTTATGACTGCCATCTAATGTATCAGCGTCTAGTCCAGAACCAGAACCATCATTACCCGCGTGCCATACAGCGTTGCCGCCATCATATAAGTTGCCAGTAGCGTTAATATCTCCGTAAACTTCAAACTCATAATTGTTGCCGCTATATGTACCAAAGCGAGCCTGTGTTGTATAACTGTTTGCAGTACCCCCAGATTGGTCTATGTATAGTGGTACCCCGCCCCCCACATCTTGTTTCCTAAAGCGAGTCCTATACTGGCCGTTAGTGTAGTTTCCATCAAATAAAAGTCCTTTGCTTGTGTTACTAGAAGCAATGCTTCCTGATATAACTCTTAAACCACCAGTTGTTGAATCGTCGGCATCACTTCGCAAGAATGAGCCGCTATTAATACCATCAAGTAAGTCAGCATCAAGACCAGAACCTGAACCATCGTTTCCTGCATGCCATATTGTATTACCAGCCCATGTTAATGCTCCTGTTCCTGCTCTACCTAAAGCATCATTACTTGAATTACCAAATGTGATATATCCATTAGCTCCATTTTGGTTACCTGATATTCTAAAAGTATTAGCAAGATTAATATCACCAATCCAAGCATCATCACCTATTCTATAATTTTGTCCATTACCATTATTTGTTGTTATAACTTGGTCTGCAGTTAAATCACCAGCAGCGGTTATATCGGCTATATTAACTAAATTCCTACTGGAATCCATTATATAAGTACCATTTAACTGATACGCTGAAGCGTTAACTACAGAAAAATGACCAGTACCAGATGAAGCGGTTACATTTCCTGTAACTGTAATACCAGTATTTGTAGTTGATAATCTTGTTATATCATTATTCATTAAATTAACTGCACCATCTTCAAAAGCAGTTATCATTGTTTCACCACCATTAGCACTTCTTAACCTAAACACATTTGTATCAATTCTTAAATCGCCTGTACCTGCTGTATCTTGTATATAACTGTGGTCACCATCGTGGTATATTTGAAGGTCTGAACTAGCACCTAGCCTTATTTTGTTATCATCTGCAAAATACATATCCCCAGTTGTTACTAAGTATGTAGGGGTAATTTCTAAAGGAGTAACATCTAAAGCAGAACTGTTTGATAATCTAAATTTAATTGATTGGCTTACTGTATTATGGTCAATAAATGCTGCACCAGCGCTTTTAAATGTTAAATTGTTTTCTGCAAATATTGAATTATTAGTTCCAACAGTTATTTGACTTCCATTAACATCAACATTTCCTGCAAAAGTTGCGTTTCCGCTATTTGACATATCTAAGGTTAAAACAGTACCTACACTGCCTCCATCATTTCCTTGAAATATTATATCTTTGTCATTTGCTAAATTTGTAATATATAAATCTCCAGTATTGTTTCTTATTTGTGAAAATACACTTGAATTATTGTGGTAAAGTTCTAAATCATTCCCAGTACCTATTCGTAATATTATATTATCTAATAAACTTACGTTACCTGTAAAAGTTCCACCGGCTAATGGCATTTTAGTTCCAATACTATTAGTAACCGTTGTGCTAAAATTAGCATCGTCGCCTAAAGCTGCTGCTAATTCATTTAATGTATCTAGTGTACTTGGTGCACTATCAACTATACCTGCAACTGCATCATCAACATATAATTTATTAGCCGCGTCTGTGTTTGCTGAAACTGTATCAATACCTTGTATTCTACCGGTACCACCTAAAGTAATGTTACCACCTGATACATTTAAACTGCCAGACGCCTCTAAATTTGTTGTAAATATAGTGTCGCCATCAACATAAAAATCAGAATCAGAATCAATAACCCCTGTTCCATTCCATATAGCCAACCTATTATTTGTACCAGTACCACTTACATAATTGTTTGACGATAAATAATTGGCTACTCTAGCATTAGTAAAGTAAAGATTACTACCTTCACCGATATGTGCTGTAGTGATACCGTGACTAGTATGTAAATGTGCCTGGGTTAATACCCCGTCTTTTATAAAATCACCTGTTACTTTAGTTAATGCCATAATTTAATTTTTATTCTGATACTGGAAAAGGATTGTGAAATGTTTTGTTTACTGGAGTTTTTAGTAATGCAATTTGTGCGTCTAAACTAGATTTCATAGCGTCAACATCAAGCCCATCTTCTAGCCAACCTATAACGTCACTTTCTTTTATTTTATCGTATTCAATAAAGCTATCTTTATCGTATTCTACAGAATAAGTTCCTATAGATGAAACCTCGTGTACGCCGGCTTCATGGTCTTCTGAAGCTGAATAGCCCCAATGAATCGTGTCTACAACGTTTGTTTTTCCGTCGTGTGAAATTTTTGCGTCTAACGCATTAATTGTCCATTTGTAAGTTATTGCCATTTTTTATTTATTTATTTATTTATTAATATTCTGCTAATGTACCCGCGGAATTGCCTCTAATTGTTACATGAGCTACAGGAGATGCCCCACTTCCTGACCAAGTTAAAGTTAAGACATAATCTTGACCACTTGGATTAGTATTTAAATATGCTAACGTAATACCAGTTACATTACCTGACCCTTGAACTGAAGTCATTCCTGTACTAGCTGCTCCATAAGCTACTACTGAACGTCCAACTCCCGAAGCTACATTAGAAGTGTTTTGTTTTATAATTACTGTTACTTGCAAAGCATGAGTATGATCAACAAAAGCAATAGGAACCGCAGTTCCTGCAGAGCTTAATGCTTTTTGTACTGTTAATGTTTGTTCATTATTAAGTATATCTGAATCTGAATCACTATTTATTTTAACAGTTCCACGAACTTCAAGTTTTGCGTTAGGTGAAGTCGTTCCAATTCCCACATTTCCGTTGCCTTGTATTCTCATTCTTTCAATATACTGGCCTGATGTTTCGTTTCTTAAACCTAAACTTATATCACCATCAATATTATTTGAACTAGTATGAAATATACTTAATTCTCTTTGACTGCCTGATAAATCAATTCCCATTCCTGACCTTATAGTGCCATTAGCATATACATAAAACTTTTGCCCCGCATTAATACCTAAATCTAATGTTGTTAAAGGTGAAGTTGTTCCGATTCCTACGTTTCCTGCAGATGTTATACGCATTCTTTCTTCAATACCACCAGAACCAGCACTTGTCCAAAAACTCAATCTTCCATCATTATTAGCAGAATCCCTATTTGCTGCAATCTGTGCATTTCTTGTGTTCCCACTATTAAAAGAAACAATACCTAAATTTTGACCATTAGCGTCTGTTGAAGGTGCGGCTAACTCTAATACACCTGCATTTCCTGCTCCTGTACCACCTTGTACGGTTAAAACATTCCAACCAAACCCTGTAAAATCAGGCGAAGTAGTTCCAATTCCTACGTTACCAGCTGTAACATAAAGATTATCATCAACAGTAGTTGCGCCGTTTACATAAAGGGTTTCATTTATATAACCAGTTCCATTTACTTGAAGTTTATATGTAGGTGCAGTTGTGCCGATGCCTACGTTCCCAGATCTTTTCATTGTTACTTTGGCATCTGATAAACTTACTTCATCAGTAATAGTAGTTGAATTATTAAAACAAAAATGTAAATCAGCCATATTATAACCATAGCCTCCACCAGAACCTACAATAGCTGTTTTATTAGCATAAGCACTAGAATTATTTTCTGGTCTAAAAGCTACACCAACTCCATAGTCTGCTTGATATCTTGCACCTGAAATAGCAACTGGAAAAAACGTTCCAGCTGTAGTTGTTGTTTCTACAATATTTAATTTTTCTAAAGGCGAAGTCGTACCAATTCCGACATTTCCTCCATTGAAATATGAATTACCATTAGAATTAATATTAACTTTAGTTACATTACTATCTTTTAAAAATAAAAACCCTTCATCAGTACCACCCCAGCTTAAACCACCATATTGGTTACCACCACCAGCATAACCATAGATTACATTTCTTACATAAGTAGCACCATTTACATCTAATGGAGCTGCAGGCGATGTAGTTCCTATTCCTACATTACTTCCTGATGGATTTAATGATAAAGGAAAGTTTACTCCATCTGAATTTCTTTGAGATTGAATCCAGGTTCCGTATGGAGAAGAAGCTGATTGACCAATAGCTATACCCACATCTGCTCCTCGTATATAAGCTGCAGAATTAGCTACGCTAGTAGTATCATTTTGTACATTTCCATAAACTTCTAATTTAGAAGCAGGTGAAGTTGTCCCGATTCCTACTTTTCCATTAGGAACAACCATTGCACCACTTGTATTAATAACAGTATTTGAACCTAAACTGTCTAAAGTTATAACAGCACCAGTTGTCATTGACATTAAAGTTCTTGAATTGCTTACCTCTTTAATACTAAATGTTTCGGCATCAACTCTCAATTCATAAGGTTTGTTATTGTCGGTATCAGTTATTCTTAATGCTGGAGTAGCTGATTCTAAATCTAACAAAGCATCAGGAGATGTTGTTCCAATTCCTAAATTACCACTGCCTGTATAGACCATTTGATTGGTAAAATTCCCGCTACTATTATAAGCTTCAATACTTAAATAATTTAAACTAGAAGAAGGGCCATTAATTTGAATTGCTGAAGAATTAGAATCATATATTGCACCAGTTGCTGTATTTCTATTAAATCCAATCCTACCACTATTAGCATTTTGAATTTTTAAATTTCCAATTTTAACACTCCCTGATACTTCAAGTTTTTCAGCGGGAGAAGTCGTACCGATTCCTACGTTTCCCGAACTATTAATACGCATTCTTTCCGTGTTGCTAACTTGAAACCACATATAATCTCCATCGTGAGCATACCTAATAGAACCTTCAACTGTATCTTCTGGGTCACCAAACAATATACCTTGTTCTTGTAAGTTGCCAGAAATAAATTGAATATAACTTGGTGAATTACCTCTTGCTATTTGTAATTTAGAATTACCATTAAACGAAGTTTGTTCAGTTCCAATTCCTAAATTACCAGAACTATTTAATCTCATTTTTTCAATAGAACCTGAGTTTCTAAATATAATTGAACTTGATGCAGGCATTGCGTCTACATATGTATTTGTTCCGTCTGATTTAAATCTAGCTTTATTAGTTCCTCCTACAATAAGATCACCTGTTACCGTGCCACCTGCTAATGGTAAATGCCCGACTTGAGAATATGTGTAAGCTGTATTCCAGTTTGTTGAATTATCTGTAATTATGCTATACACACCTGACCCATTGGTTTTCATTAAACCAGCAGATGAAAATTCACTATCTGTTAATATATCTCCGTCAGCTGCCACTGTCTTAAAAGATATAACTTCGATGTCACTTGTGTTTGGTGGAGCGGTGCTAAAGGTAAGAGTTGTACCATTCAAAGAATATGTATCTTTATGCTGGTATACACCGTCTATATATACTTGTGTTTTATTTTCGTTGTCTATACTGTTTGCTAAAGTAAAAGCAGTTGTACTGCCATTACCTGTAAAACCGTCTTGATAAACTACACTTGCGCTAGCTGTATTATCTACCCAGTTTAAAGCAGATCCAGTAGAAGACAATACTTGTCCTGAAGTTCCTAAATCCCCAGATGAGTCTTTTAGGCCTCGCGTAAGTTCTATATCTGTTAGAAACTTTTGCGCCATTAAATTTTATTTTATCCTATTTTACTTACTAATACTCTGATGTCGTTGTTTGAAGGTGCAGCACCAAAAGTAATTGTAACCACAGTTGTTGAAGTTCTTACGACATCTGCAATTACAGTGTCATTCGAACTTACGTCGTATAATTGAACAATTATATCTTTTGTGCCTAAGCCATGAGTAACAGCGTAGGATGTTGCTGACCCATCACCAATAGATGTTGCAAATGTACTTTCTTCAACGTTTTGAATTGTTTTGTAATTTGAACCATCTTTTGTTAATTGCCATGTATCAGTCGATTCATTCCATCTTAATGCTACATTTGTAGAATCACCTCTTTCAATTTCAATACCTGCGTTTTCACTAGGTGTTCCTGTTGCATTACTATTTAGAGTAATAATATTATCAGCAAGATTTATTGTTTCGGTATTGACCGTTGTAGTTGTACCTGAAACAGTTAAATTTCCAGAAACAGTTAAGTTATTGCTAACAGTTACATTGTTTGGTAACCCAATTTGTATTTGGTTGTTACTTACTGTAGTTTCAATTTCGTTTGATGTACCGGCAAATGTTAATGTTTCACCATTATTAAATGTATCATTTGATCCGTTATCCGCTGCTAAAGTAAAACTTGTTGATAAAGCTACTGTTCCTGCTGCTGTTAATTGACCTTGTGCATTTACTGTGAATGTTGGTATTGCTGTTGTTGATCCAAAAGATCCTGCTGTTACACCTGTATTAGTAATTGCAATATCGTCTGCATTTGCTGTGATACCAGTTCCTCCAACTACATTTAAAGTTACTGCTCCACCTGTTCCGCCGCCTGTTAAACCATTTCCAGCGGTAACAGCTGTAATATCACCCGCAACATTTTGCCATGAACTTGTTGCCGCATTATATACTTTTAATGCATCATCAGTGGTATTATAAATTATCCACCCTTGTATTAATCCTGATGAAGGATCGGTAGATACATTTTGAATTACTGCATTTTGTAACTCATTTTTGTTAAGATTAATATCTGTTAAGTATGATAGTGCCATAATTTTTTAGTTTACATATACCTTCCCTTGGAAAGAAGATTTAAATGTTATTGTAAATGTGTTGTTGTTTGTATGTTGAATATCACCAACCACATGAGATCCTGCTGAATCTACTGTTGTAACTGATGGAAATTTTGCTAAGTTATGATTTATTGTTTGTGCTTGATTAGCTACAAAATTTATATTTGGTGAAACAAAATTTTTATCACTTTGTCCTTTTGGAGAAAATGACATTGCATAATGTTTATACTGTGATAATCTACCGTTGCCTTCTCTAAATGATAATCCAAAAGTAGCATAAGCAGCACCTTCACCTGTATCAGTTATAGATGAAATAGCAAATTGACCAAAATTATTAGGATTAGTTGTTTCAGTTAACATAACAAATAAACCATCAAAGTATTGTAAATACTGTGCTATGTTTTGATCATTAGTATTAAAATAAGAAAACTGTAAAGATGTTACAGCGCTAAATAAAGTTTGATTACCTCCACCACCAACGAATGTGAATTCACCATTATCTGGGTGTGTAGCGGTTTCGTATTTATAAATTAATTGTCCATTAACATTTATCAAACTCGACGTATTCAAAAAATCCGCGATACTTTCTAATGTAAAATTTCTAGTATCACCACCAGCGTCTGAGCCTATTAGCTTATCGTTTTTTGCAACGCTAGCGTCCTGAGAATACGTACTTATTCTAGCCATTTAATTTATTTTTTTATAACATTAATAGACTTTTCAACCCCACGCGAACCGAAGTAAGAAATAACAACCGCCATCATAACCTTTTCAAAAGTGTCATTCCATAACGCGTTTATTTGAAAGTCTACTGAATTTACAGAATCTAATATACCAGCAAAAGAAAAAACAACAATACACCATATTAAAACCATAGGTCGTACGTTTGCCGCAAGCCAAGATCCAGAAGTAGCGTCTGCCTTCCACCTTAAACTTATTTCTTCCATTTCTTTATTCTGCTGATCGTATATTAATTGCTGTAATTTAATTTTATCGTCTGTAGATATTTTTGCTTTACCTATTTGTGCAATTGCATCTTTAGGTGAAGTTACACCATTTAATACTGCGCCAAGTTGCGGTGAAACAACTGAAGCAGCCCCAAATAATAATTTACCTACCGTCGTATCTTTGAATTTCTTTTTATCAGACATTATTTTTTATTTTTATAAGAACATCCTTTCATTTTATATCCTTTCATTTGATATACCGGTTTCATGCTTTTTACAAAATTTGTATTACCTGTATTTTTACCAGATACAAAATCTTTAAAACTTATAAAATTAGAATCTGCTGGTGTAGTTGATGAACCTTCAGTTCCCTCTTGTAATGTTACTCTATTTTTTCCGTAAAACTTAGGATTTATAGCTTGATTATCTTGTTTCTGACTAATCTTATTAACATTTTCAAGTCTATTTTTTATCCTAGTATTTTTTTCTTGTCTAGATTTTAAATTAGCAAGTCTTCTTTCCTGTCTTTTATTCAAACTTTCTTTACCTTCTAATTTACCAATAACTTCACCAAGTCTTTTTCCTTTTTTATCTTTTCTACTTATTAAGTTTTCTTCAAATTTAATTCCCCTAGCTCTTTGTCTTTTATCATAACTAGTAAAAGCATCACCCTTAACTTCTGGTGTACCAGGTTGAGATATATCTGAAACATTTACTAGTTTATTAAATCCATCAAGAACAGTATTATTAGTTAATCCTTGTGCTGTAGGATTATGTGTTCCGTATTTTTTTAAATTAAATTTTTTAGCCGCTTCAACAATAGAAGGATCCAAGTCTTTATATAATTTTGTTCTAGTTATTGGTTCATTAAATATATCATCAACCTTTACTAAATTGCCATCTAAATTACCTTTATCACCTATTTTTAAACCACTAAAGTTATTAGGATCTGATAAACTTAAAGATGTTGGATCTAATTTATAAACAGTATCACCAAATGATTCCATTTTTTTTACAACATTTTCTCTGAACGTGTGATTACTCTTAGGATCCATTTTAAATACTTTGTTAGCCACGTTTTCTGGCATACCACCTTTAATAGCTTTTTCTTTAGCTACTGCTGTTTTAGGGTCCATTGAATAAGGTGGCTCCTTTTTATTTTTTGGTTGTTTAAAATTTGGCATGATTTTTATTTTTTATATTTATATGGGAATAGAGTATTCATAGCTTTACGTCTGCCTTCGCATCCGCATGGTATGTTTAACCCTTTTGATACTTTATCTACGAATCCTTTGATTCCTGTTTTTGTTGTAAAATTTTCTATTGAGTCTCCTAGACCCTTTGGTTTGTTTCTAATCATATTAACAATTCCATTTTCTTCTAGCTGCTAATCCTCTTTCAGATTTCCATCCTTTAGATCTAGCACAGAATGATTTTCTTCTTTTCCAAGCTTTACTACCCTTCTTTAATTTTGAAGGTGGTGTTGTAACCGCAGTTTTAAGTTTACTACCTGGGTTATCTTTTCTGTATTTAGCTACGCCTTTTTTAGTCATTCCGCCTCCAGCTTTACCACCTTTTCCTCTACCTTTTTTTACTTTAGCGTAATATCCTTTTGATTTTTTCCTTGACGGAGCATTTTTACTTGGCATATTATTTTATTTTTGTTGGATAAACTTTTGTTTTATCATATACTTCTTTTTCAATTGGGTTATTAGGATCACCGTATTTCATTTTTTTACCTTTAATAATCATACCATCTCCAACCCTTTTAAATACTTGTATCGGTTCATCTTTTTTAGGTTTGAAATAAACATTGTTATTGTCATACCAAGATCTTCCGCTTCGCATTTGAATTATATGTTCTTTTTCATGTTCTACAGCATCTGCTTTCTGCTTGTTATTTAAGTCTTTATTAATAGTAATAGTACGATCCATTTCTGCGTGACCCCAACTGCTTCCTAATTTTTTTTCAAAAACTGGTGTATCAGGTGTTGAATGTTTTTCATTAATACCTAATAAGCCTGGAATACTGCTTTTCATTTTATAGCCCATTATCTATCTTTATCTTTAATCATATCATCTATAGCTTTATTATAAACTTTATCTGTATATGATTTATTATTATAAAACTTACTTCTTTCGCTTGTAGGTAAATCTTCCTGAGCAAGCATTATACGATACATTCGCATAATTAATTGTTTACATTTAAAAGAAGTTTTATATATACTATATTTTATAGTTGTTCTATTACGATGCCTCCATACATCTATCCATCCGCTTCTTCTTAGTCTTTCCCATCTATCTTTATCCCAACTATATGTGTAGGTGCCATCAATAAAATCATTACGTGTAAATCGCTCTTTGCAATCTAAATAAATAAGTAATTCTAAATCGGCGTCTTTTAGCCCATATGTTTTACAGGCCCATTTTCGGATGAGCCTGTAATATTTTAGTAAATTTAAATCTTTTATGTCACTAGCACTTAACCTCATTCGACTAACACTATATCACCAAGTTTTAAAACATAATATAGGTTATCTTTCCATTCGATACCATGACCAGCATGCTTATCGTAATATACTATATCGTCTTTACTAAGTATATCTGCTAAATGACCTGCAGAAATGACTTTTCCTTTTAAATACCTAACGTCTTTATTTTGATCTTCCGTTAGTTCAAGCCCTCCAACTTTTTTTGGAGCTTCTTTTATTTTTTCAACAATGACGTAGTAATTAATTGCTTTCATAATCTCTTACATTATTAATTACACAATCCGCTGAAAATATTGTTGTAGAAACACTAACTGCATTTCTTAATGCTGTTTTAGTTACGAGTACTGGATCTATAATTCCAGCTTCAACCATATTAATTTTTTTGTTTGCTACAACATCAATACCTATACCAGTTTTACCAGACTCTTTATATTCTAATGCCGCATTATCTAATATTGCTGCATAAGGTGCTTTTATTGCCTCTAGTAATATTGCTTCACCATCATTTTCAGGTATGATAGCGTATGATGCATCTAATAACGCAACACCACCACCTGAAACAATACCTTCTTGTAAAGCTGCTTTTGTAGCATATATAGCGTCTTCAACTCTATCTTTCTTTTCCTTCATTTCAACCTTAGAGTTTGCACCAACTTTAATCATTGCCACTTGCCCGTTTAGCATTGCTAATCTTTCTTGTAGCTTCTTTTTGAAGAATGGGTTTTTTTCTTCTTTGATTTTATTTTCAACCACTTCGATCCTCTCGTTGAGAGCAACACCTTGGTCATTTGTTTGTAACACTGTATGTTTATCATCTGTAACTGACTGAATAGCCTGTCCTAAAACATCGGGTTGTATTAAATCAAGATCATCGCCTAATTCTTCATTTATGACTTTTGCTCCGGTAAGTATCGCAAGGTCTTCAATCGTATCTTGTTTTGTTGGACCGAATCCAGGCAAATCTACAACATTTACTTTTATATTACCTTTAACTTTATTAGCAAGCAATGCCGCTAAAGGTTGTTGTTCTACGCCTGCAACGATTAACAAACTTCTTTTCGATTTTATGACAAACTCCAATACGCTTTGTATTTTACGGATATTAGGTATCGGCGAGGATACTATCAGTACGTACGGATTATCTAGCACTGCTTTACCTTTATCCTTGTTTGTTATAAAATGTGGCGACTTGAGTCCGCAATTTATTCTAGTGCCCTCAACAAATTTAACTTGAGTGTCATGGGTCTCAGACTCTTCCATAAGGACGACACCATCCTTTCCTACTTTTGAATAGGCTTGCGATATAACTTTACCAAGAGCTTTATCATTGTTACAACTAATTTCAGCTACGCTTTCAAGCATATCGTCTTTTACTTCAACTGCATTATCATCAAGATATTGAATTACTTTATTCATACCTGATAATATACCTTCTTTAATAGGTCTTACAGTTTGTGCATATTTTTTATCATTTGCTAAATGCAATAATGAATGAGCAAGGACGGTAGCCGTTGTGGTACCATCACCTGCTTCTTTCACTGTATTCTTGGCAGCTTCCTTAATTAAAGTAGCACCAATATTCTCGACCGGATCCAGTAAGACTACTGATTCTGCAACCGTTACACCGTCTTTTGTTATCACCGGTCTTCCGAGAGCGTCTTCATATATAACGCATTTTCCCGAGGCTCCTAATGTAGATCTAACTGCATCAGTTAATTTATCTACACCCGCCATTATTTTTTCTCTAGCATCCTTCCCGAAGGAAAGATCCTTAACTATCTCACTTGGGTTATTATATTCCATTAAATTAAATTTTTTTATAAGTGGTTATTCAAAGGTTTTAACAACTTTAGGTCCTTTAGCGAACTCTAATCTTTTGTTATAATGTTCGATACTTCCATCAATTGCAGCTTCTGCTGATTCGATGGTTTCTCTTCTGGTTATATCTGTCCATTCACCGGATGGTGTACCATCTGCATTTAAGCTTTGGCATTCGGTTTGATAAAATCCATTTGGTAATTGAACGATTCTCCAATTTTTTTTGTCTGCGAAAAATTCCCATGTCTTCTTGGTTTCTTCGGATATTCCTTGGCTACTATTATTCGCCCAGGAATAGGTTTTGTAATAAAATGTCATTGGTTTTGGTTTATAATACTATAATTACGTGGTTGTTAAATATTTTAAGGTCCTCCAAGTCCTTCATTGCCGCCGCCACCTGGACCACCACCGCCAGGAGGAGGGGGAGGGCCACCGCCCGTATGAGTATACCCATGAAACTCACTCATTCTATGTGGGGCAGTTTTATTTACACCACTGGTTGCTGCTCCAAATAAACTAGCAGCTAAAGGTGTTGAACCACCTGCTAGCTTAATTTCATTTGAACTAGCATCTGAATCTCCAAGTTCGGTATTTATATCGTGCATGGATATTTCACCACTACCTGGTAAGCTCATCTTCTAATTTTTTAACTTTGTTATTTAATTCTTTTATAGACTCAATTAATAGTGCTGTTAACTTAGGGTAATCAACTGCTTTATAACCATTGTCTCTTGTTTCTACAATCTCAGGAAATACCTCTTCAATTTCTTGTGCAATAACTCCAATATCTTTTTTGCCTGTTTCTTTATGTGATATTTTATTCCAAGTAAATGATACACCATTTATTTTATTTAATTTATCTAATGGATTAGATATATTGACTATATTATCTTTATACCTTTTATCTGAAGACACATATGCAACTACATCACCTTTTACTTTTAATGAATCTCCAGTATTATCCATATCAAGATAATGTGTGGTTGAATTCATATCATAAATAGTACCTCTAAAATAAGCATGATTATTTATGTCAAATTTAAATATTGAATATTCATAATCAGGCGAACCTGAAATTAATTTTCTTATATTAAATATATCATTTTGATATGTTCCTGTACTACCTTGAGCGCTTGGAACATCTAAGAAAAATGTTTTATAATATTCACTTACATGCAACCTTCCTGAATCTGTTGTTCTAGCTCCTGAATTTTGATTAAATATAATACTCATTCCGCTTGCATAATTAGCAGAAGCAGTTACACTATTTGCGGATTGGTTTGGTATTATTACACCAGCACCATTCAATATCATTACTTGTTTAGAGTAGTTATCATTTTCATTTCCTGTTACAAGTGATTTACCTAATCTATATTTAGCACTTAAGTCAAAGTTACCGGATGTACCACCACCCCCAGTCATTTCTATAACGTGGTGATATCTTGATGCTGATTGCATTTCCATACATACTGATCCCGCATCATTTGATACAGTACCTAGGTTTTTTAATAATAATGCAGTTGCTCTACCGTTTGGATCTAAAGATGTAGCAGTACCCCCAATTGTTGCAAAACTTTCAACCTCAATATCACCTCCAAATTTAGCATTACCTCCACTATCAACTAAAAATTGTTTAGATATTATTGATCCATTACTTAAATCAATTTTAGTACCAGCATCAGCAAATACTTCTCCACTGTCAGGTGCATCATAATTAGCACTTTGAATAGTACCGGTTGTTATATTACCACCATTAATTGTTGTACTACCACTTGTTGATAATGAATTAAATGTAACAACTTGGTTAAAAGCAAATGCTCTTACTGGAGCCGCAAATGATGGTGTGCCCGTACCGCCTCCTGCAGTTGTTTCAGTTACGGTATATGCAGAAGTCCAGTATTTATTACTTGCACTACCGGCCGTCATTTCTGGAGATTCATTTTGCCAGCCACTAGGGAAAGAGTTAAATGATGAATTATTAAAATTCCAAGTTATACCTGAGTTACTTGGTGTGCTTGGAGATCCACTCGATCCAGCATTATACCATATAATACCTGTTGCAGTTCTTTTCCCATCAGTACCGTTTGTTCCATTGGTTCCGTTTGTTCCATTGGTTCCGTTTGTTCCATCTTGTCCATCTGTTCCATCTTGTCCATCTGAACCTTGCTTTGATTTTGATAAGGTTTGAACTTTTGTAAACGTTGTAACGCCTTCTACATTTATAGTATATTCAATACTAGCTAAGTCAGCAGTCATGCTAGTGTGATCGCCAACCACAGCCGGATTACCTGAAACAGTTATTGAACCTGCAGTTATATTTGTACCAGCTACAGTTACTTTGAATTGACCAGTAGATGGTGTGCCTGTAATACTATTTAATTCTGTTGTTCCTTTATATACTATAATATTAGTACCACTACCAGTATATGTTACCGTACCTGTATTTGTTGTAGGCAGCGTATGTGCTTCGTTTGTTAATATTACAGTATAAGCATCTGCACCATCTGCACCATCCGCGCCATCATTTCCATCATTCCCGTCAGTACCATTCGTACCATTCGTACCATTCGTACCGTTAGTTCCGTTAGTCCCATCCGTACCATCAGCCCCAGGTTTAATTCCAAAAACAGTAATTTGATCTCTAGCTAATATAGTACCACTTGCACTACCCTCTCTAATTTGCACTTCAATCACTTCTGGCATACTAGCATAACTTGAAGGCGGTGTGTAAGTATATGTATTTGTTGTTGTAGCCGTGCCAGCACTTGAATTGTTTTTAAAGAATTCGTAATATACAGTACCTGACGTGTTTACCGCAGTTGCTGTTACAGTTACTGTAGACGGACTAGGTGATGCACCCGCTGCTGTATACTCAAAACTTAAATCATCAGCTGTTAGGTTTACCGCTCTAGCTGCTGTTCCTGCTGATCCATTTGAACCATCTGCTCCATCAACCCCATCTGCCCCATCTGCTCCTTGTTTTGATTTAGCAAGAGTTTGTATTTTAGTAAAGCTATGTGTGTTTTCTACATTTATAGTATAAGTTACAGAAGCATTGTCTGCTGTCATACTTCCGTGATCCGCAATCACTACTGGATTACCACTAGATGATATTGCACCCGGTGTTATACTAGAACCTGAAGCGGTAACTTTAAATTGATTTGTACCTGGTGTTCCAGTTGTTATTCCATTTATTTCTGTAGTTCCTTTATATACTGTTATATTTGTTCCTGAACCTGTGTAAGTAACTGCGCCCGTGTTAGTAGTTGGTAATGTATGTGCCTCATTACTTAAAACAACAGTATACCCGTCAGAACCATCAGTCCCGTTTGTTCCATTATTTCCAGCCGCTCCCGGTTTTATACCGACTACAGTTATTTGGTCTCTCGCTAAAACCGCGCTTGTAGCTGAACCTTCTCTTATTTGTACCTCTATTTTGTCAGGCATATTAGCATAACTACTTTGAGGAGTATATGTATACGTTGCAGTTGTAGTTGCTGTTCCTGTACTTACATCATTTACAAAAAATTCATAATATACCGTACCTGATGTATTAATTGGATTACCTCTTACAACTATAGTGCTAGGCGAAGGTGTTGTTCCTGCAGCGGTATATTCTACACTAAGATCAGCTGCCGTTAAATTTACAGCTCTTGCATCCGTACCCGCTGATCCGTCTGCACCTGCAGCACCAGTTAATCCTTGCTTTGATTTTGATATTGTTTGAAATTTTTCAATAGTAACGCTATTCTCTATATTTATTGTATATTTTATAATAGCGAGATCAGTTGTCATTCCACTGTGGTCTGCAAATACAGCTGGATTTCCTGTTACTGTTTGATTACCTACAGTTATAGTACCTGATTCTACAGTTGCTGTTACTTTAAATTGATTAGCACCTGGCGTACCTGTAACACTACTATATTCTGTACCACCATCAAATACCCTTATAGTTGTGCCAGAACCAGAAAAACTTGAAACGGTTCCGCTAGTATCAGCAGGTAGTGTATGAGCTTCATTAGTACATACTACAGTTAAACCATTTGACCCTTGTTTTACCCCAACAACATTAACTGTATCAAAAGCAACTTCAGATTGACCTCCATCTGCAGCGCCTACCCTAAATTCTAAAGGCGCGGAAAATATACTTGCCGGCATATTAATGGTTACGCTATCACTGTTCTGAGCGGTACCGTCTGTAAAAGAAGTTTCATCTGTAAAAGTAGACCCACCTCCAGTAAATTTATAGAAGCCATTAGAAAGATTAGTTGAATTAGAAGTTAATGTTATACTAGAAGGATTTGGATTGTTACCTTCTGAATCGTATTGTATAACAAAAGCATTTGAACTTAATTTAACTGTCTTAGCATCCGCACCATTTGATCCTGTACTACCAGTAATTTGATTAAATGTTAAACCTGAAGGAACCGTATCACCATCGGTCCACGCTGACGATGCTTGATAAATTGCATAAAAAGTTCTCGACCCTTGTGTTGTCGATGCGTTAGACCCACTTGAGTTATCCGCATATATTACAGTTGTAACAAATGTACTTGGAACATTACTTAAATCGCCAAATGATACCGTACCTATATTGGCACTTTTAATTTTTACAACCCCATTTGATACTTCAAAAGGTGCATCGAATGAAGAGCCGTTATATACTTTAAATTTATCAGCTAAAAATCTTATTTCTGAGTATGGATCCGACGTAGCCCCATTTTGTGCAAGTATCGACATACCAGCAATTGCACCATTTGCATTTAAATTTAAGCTATATCTTGATTCTGTATATCCTTCTACTGTTGCAATAGTACTTTGGTTAGTACTTATACTAGAAGTATTACCATTTACTGTAGCTGTAAGGTCTGTAACTGATTGTGCTGTTGCTAAACTAGCATTGGCTATAGCCGCATTGGCATTTGTAGTTACTGCGGTTGATAAAACACCTGTAATTCCAGTTACATCACCATTACTGTCTTGTGAGAACACTGCTTCTAGCTTATCTAAGTCACTTGCTACTGATCCAGCGGCAGATGTGGCCGTATTACTAATACTTGTTGATAATGCACCGGCTACACCCGTGATATCTGTGCCCGAAAATGTAAATTGTGACTCTAATTCTGTTACTTTATTGGCACTAGAGCTAATATTTGTGGCATTTGTGTTAATACTTGTGTTTGCAGTAGCTATAGCACTGGTATTCGTACCTATTCTTGTATCATCTGATACTACCCAAGCGCTACCATTAAATATATATAGCTTATTATTGTCGTTTGTATCGTACCAAAGCGAATTTGCAGGTAAACCAGTCGTTGAAGGAGCATCATCTTGTCTAAAAACTCTAGGTCTTAGCGATAATGCTGCTACATTGCCTGTTATATTAGTTGTATTTGTTGCAATTTGAGGATCATGTGTCAATGTCCATGTACCATTAACTAATACATATACTTTATTACCATCATTTGTGTCATACCACAGTGATGAATTAGCTACTCCTGAAGTAGATGGAGCGTCGTCTTGCCTAAATATGCTTGGTTTAAGGGCTAAAGTGTCATTAGCTGTAGTAACTGTAGAAGTTAAACTAGTTAATGCGCTAGCGTTTGCACTAATAGCAGTTGTATTAGTAGTAATAGTGTTGCTCATAGTAGCTAAACTATACGTAGTTCCTGTTTGTATATAGAAACTTGCAAAATATTCTGCTAAATCACCTAGTTTATAGTTAGCTGTTGTAAATTCTTTTTGATTGTTTACCGTTCTGACGTATTCCGAGCCTATTAATAGATCGTCATCACTCGGATTTTCATTGGTATATGTTGAGATTTTAGCCATATTATTCTTTTTTTGTACCTTGACCGCGGTTTCCTCTGTTGCTTCTTACTGAAGTGAATCTTTTGGTCTTATGATCGTAATCTTTGCCTTTAAGATTTTTACCTCTCTTCTCAGCTGCTCTTCTTAACCTTTGATTCTCTGCTTTCATTCTCCTTCTTCTAGGTGTCATTGCGTATTGTTTGTCCCTTGCAGCTTTTGCTCTACGTGCTGTAGGTGAGAGTTTTTGTGCCATACCTATATTATTACGTGACAATAGGTTATTATTAAGTATACTATTTTAGCTAATGTCGCATATAGAGGTAATGGGTTACTTTACCATATTTACCCCATATACTTAAATAAAAAGTCAAATATATTTACCCAGCCCCCATATCAATTATATGTTATATATATGGTTTTTATGGTGTATAGCATTATACAATCTAAATACGATACTATCTAGATAATATAAGTGTATAACAAATAAGTATAAAACAAATGAATAAAAGTAAATTAAACAATGCAATCGCAAAGCTAACTAAAGCTGAACTATCTGAAATCTTTCCTCCAATAACTAGAAACAATTTCGTAGTCAGAGAGAACTGGTATGGTAGAAATCAAATCATAACTTTTGTAAACAACAAAGGTCAACAAGTAACTTACAACCACGATGAGGTTCTTAAAGTAATGTTACCTAAACTAAAGCTAATGCCTTGCTGGATTAAAAGAAAGTATTGGTCTCAATCAACTGACATGCCAAGTAACGTGAGAGATGTAGTAATCGAAAGAATTGACTTAACTAAATGAGAAAGTTCACTCACTATGCATTGCTCACTTGGGCGTTTACCTTAGGAGCAATGTCCTTCATCGGAATAGGATACATGATATTCTTACTGGTGACAGGTCAAGTAACAGAGTTCAATATCGCTTGCGGTATATGTAACTAGCTGGGCGTTGAGATGTGTTCTCTCCAGTATAAATAAAGTTGAACAGAAACACCTGAATGGTGTATAGCAATACTCACCGTACTATAATAGTCAGGTAAATAGTGACAATAGCTAGTTATTATTATTTATTTAATAACCTTATGTCATACTTTTTATTTCACTACACACTTAGAGTTGTTGTGTTACATTTGTAAACTATTTTACATTAGTAAACAATTCACCTACTTTTGAATACAATTTAAATACGAAGATAATAAGATAATATAAGTGTAATTAAAAAATAATAATATGATTTGGAAAGATAACTTAGGAAATGATTTAACTTGGGCAATTGGCCTACAAATGGACGGTAAACTAAATAGAACTGATGTTGAAGGTATAATTGAAACTCACCAAGTTTGTAATGAATATAGAGTAAATGGTAAATTATACGGTCACTACACTTATGACGGAAAATTAACTAATAAATATACAAATTAAATACGACTAATAACGGATAATATAATTGATATGAATAAAATAATAAAAGAAATTAATAAAATAGGTACTTATAAAAAACCTACTAGCAATGACAGAAAAAAATTAAGAGAACTAATTGCAATGTTACCTATTTCTAAATACGATAGAATAAGATGAATTTAAAAACTAAAGACGAAATAATTAAAATTAATATGACTACAAGTGAACTAAGTTTAATTGTTGAACATATGTACTTCAATCTCGCAAATGTTACTGAAAACTTTACCGAGAATATGAAAATATACGATAAAGATATCAAATTTTACAAATACCTTAAAAACTTATTAAGATGATGGAAGAAATTAAATACCAATTAGAAGCATTACACCACGAGGTAATAGACAAAGACGATTTTATTAACGCAATTGAAGAAATATACTGGCATTATGAAGGTAAATAATATGAAAGAACTACTGAAATATGTAGAACAAAAGAAAAAACAGCAAGCTCATGACCATTATGAGATGGCAAAAGTATTCGGCCCTTGTAAAGGAATGGGTAATAGAAAATATAAAATACCTCAAAAATCTACCTTTGCAAAGTTTAAAAAGTACAGTTATACTGGTAGATGGAACGATTACAGAATAAATACGAACAAACTCGGATAATATATATGAATATGAAATTTATAGATTACAAACCTGAACAAATAGCGAAAAAGCTTAAAGATGTAGAAAGATACGAATCTATAATGGGTGTTGATACGAGAAGCAAATCTTGGCGAAAGTGGTGTGAATCGATCGAATATCGCAAACGAGAATGGCAATTCAGACAAAGTGTTGCCAACTATGCGAAGTATAATGCTCATAAAGCTTTACTATGAATAAAAGAAAATTTAACCACAAACCTGTATTTACCTTTACTAAGAAAGAAATACAAAGAATTGAAGACTTATATTGGGATAGATATAATAAAAATACAAAAATATTATGGCAAAAATGAAAGAACTAGACAATATCGCTAGAGGAGTAGCGGATGTCACTAAAGAATTAATGTATGATAGTATTGACTGGCAATTGTCAGACTATCCACAAGACGGTGATGATTACAATGCTATACATTCGCACGTCATGAAAAGAGCAATCGAAATGATGTATTACGAACTAAATACGAACAACAATAGATAATATTATTGTATGAAAAAATGTAAATGCAATAATATAATACCATTAGGTAGAGTCAAGCTAGGTTATAATACCTGTGTTAATTGTAGTACAACTCAACAATATAGTTATGTACCTATAATTGCAAACAAACAAGTACTTGAAGTACAAATAGTATCACAAGAAGTAAGTGCTGCGGTACATAAATCGTGGCGAAGAAAATAGGGCGTGAAATGGTAAGACAAGAAATAGGAGACGATAAGATTTGAAGCTAACTAAAAATGTATGTGATGCCGACTATCGACGGATATAAGCGAGCGTACGGAAGTGTATTACATTTGTTAGTTATTTGATGTATTTCTTTGAAGTCACACTAACTTGAACGCAGGTTCGAATCCTGCCACGTCCACTATGGAACATCCAAACGCAAAGAAACATTTTTATGTGTCAATTCTGAAGAGTATAGTAAGAATTGTCGGGTATACGCTAATACCTTTCAATATAGTAGCGGCATGTATAACGCTGGTAACCAGTGAGTTAATCGGCATTTATGAAGAAATGGTTTAACAAACTAAATACGAACTAACACGGATAATATATACGATATGCAAAACTTATACAAACAATTAAAACCGGAATTCAGAAAAAAACTGAACGAAAACTGTAAGAAATACGAATCAGTGAGTAGAATCAAATACACTCTAATGTCTAAAACACTATGGCAAGAGCTATCTGTTAGTGATATCAAAGACTTAATATTATGGTCAAGCCTTGATACTAGAAAACTAACTATTGATGGCATGTTGTACGGTGATAATATTATTAAACAATGAATTTACACACTAGTGCTCACGACAAAGTTTACGCTAAGATAAGAGCGATTGAAAACGAAATACAGGCAGACCAATTTGATATTGATAACGGTCTTGCAACTAGGTTTATACCTATGGAATTACACCTTAGCGTGATTGATTTCAAGAAAAGGCAGAAAGCCATATACGAATATATACTAAAATTAATAAATGAAAAACGAGAAAATTAATTATGATGACGTTGTAAACGCGTTAAGCGACGACGGTATCATGGAAGAACCAGATACAAACTGGATTCTTGAATATATTACTGCTAACTACGGCGGTAACTTAGATAACACTAGTAGCTGGGCACAAGGTGCCGAAGGTTTACTAGTATATACTGAATCAACTGCAGATTCTTATGACGTATACGCATGTACTAGCGAACATAATGGTCCAAGAGACTTTTGTAGTGATATATATTATTATTGTGACGGCGCGGAATTTGCTGAAAGAATATTAGATACACTATGCAACTATGAAAATGTGTGGGTTGCTGACCATGTATGGGATGAGATAGAAGATGATGTTGAATGTGCATTAGCAGAATGGTGGTCGGATGTATACGACGGTTTACATGAAGACAAAGTTGAAGAAATGATTAACGACGGATATGAGTACGACGAAGCAGAGTAAACCAGATTGGTTTAACGGTGATTGGTACACCACAGGTGATACAGTTAGAAATCCGTTCAGCGGAGAAACATACAAATTAACCGGACCGGAATTAAGTATGTATGATTTTATAATCGGTGCAACATATACTGTTGAACAAGATTATAGTTTAAATTCTGATAACACCCAACAATTAATTGTAGACCTTGAAAAAGGTTTGAGATGGTTCAGACAAAATAACCCTAAAGCCTATATGGTATTATTAGATTAATTATGGCAACAAGAAACTTAACAATGGTAGTGAACATAAAGCACTACAAAGAAGGCATTACACCTTCAAGCATGGCTAAATACAGTAAAGTTAATATGTATTTACACCACGACGGTTATCCTGAGTGGCAAGGTGTGCAATTAGCAAATTGGTTAAAAGTAAATAGCAGACAAGATGGTTCGGCAGTAGCGGCAAAGCTAGTATTTGATCATTACTATGACAGTTGCTATCTATATAACAACCCTGATGAAATAGACCATCAATATACTTATATTATATTTTACGGCGAAGACCCATTAATATTTTGTTATGACCAGTGGACTAGTAGGGAAGTATTTTGCTATACACCACAACAAATTCTCGATAAATATACAGATGACATGGAATATACTGACTTTGCCGCTGGTGAAATTAGGAATGAGATGAGTTCAATTACAGACTAAATACGAATATATATGGATAATATAAATATGAGTGAGGAAGAATATAAAGCATTATATAACCGAATTAAAATAGATTTATATGATGAGTTTATTAATCCTGAAACCGCTAATTACGGAGCTGATGTCATACGACAAAAGGAAGCTAAGGAAGATATATACTCCGATATAGTTTCAGAAAAAGAAATTATATGGGACGAAATAAAACAACTAACTTCTGTAATGAAAAAGTATGAAGCAGATGAAGAATATGAACACGCTGCGTTTATGAAAAAAAGAATAAATAACCTTAAAAAAAGATTAAAATGATAAAACCAATGCTAGCCCACAAGTTTGATATCAACAGAGTTGATTATACACAACCAGAAGGCTACTACATCCAACCAAAGCTTGACGGCATCAGATGCGTATTTACAGCAAACGGTGCGTGGTCACGTAACGACAAAAAGTTTATGAACCTTAAACATATTGAAATGGCTCTTAAACCTTTCTTTGAACAACAACCTGATGTAGTACTTGACGGCGAATTGTATAATCATAAGTTGAAACACGATTTTGAAAAAATCATTTCGCTTGTGAGAAAGCAAAAGCCAACCGAAGAAGACAGACGTAATGCACAACACCTAATACAGTTTCATGTATACGATTATTTTTCAATGGATTCTCATTATGAAAAGTACTCAACTAGAATGCACAACTTAAATGTTGCAGACTTCTATTGTGCAAGTATCAAACACGTACCATCTTACAAAGTAAGAAAACACGAAGAAGCTTTGAATATGCACTGCGACGCGTTTCTCTCTAACGGTTACGAGGGCTCTATACTACGTGACGGTAGCGCTTTATATAAGCACGGCCGATCTTACGGGTTAATGAAGTTCAAAGACTTTAGCGACACCGAAGCGACAATCGTGGGCTATGAAATTGGTAAAGGTAAACGAACAGGCACGCTTGGTAAGTTCCTAATGATGGATGATGATGGCAACAAGTTTGGTTGTCCTCCTGGTAAAGGTTACAATTACAAAGACCTGAAGAATATGCTTGAAAACATTCAAGACTATATTGGCCAGCGTGCTACGTTTACTTATTTTCAAAGAACTAACGCGGGTAGTTACAGACACCCATTATTTAAATGTATCAGAAATTATGAGTAAACTAATATGGCAATTATACAATGATAATATGATTAGCGAAGAAGTAGCTAACTTATTACTAGATAAACATTATAACAGATTAAATAACAAAAGATATGACTAGAGATATAATAATTGATAGAGTAATACAAAAAATTAAATCACGTTCAGACGTCGGCTTTAAAAAGTACGGAGTTACATTAAAAGATGACGATCAACCTCTTGATGTATGGCTAACACATATACAAGAGGAATTAATGGACGCAGTTAATTATATTGAAAAAGCTAAAGACGTATTAAAATAATGAATATATTTTACTTACATGACGACCCTCGGTTGGCGGCATCATATGTGTACGACAAGCATAAAGTTAAGATGATTTTGGAATCAGCGCAGATGTTATGCACGGCACACCATGCTCTTGGTAATGGTCACAATGCACCTTACAAGCAAGCACATTTAAACCACCCGTCAACTATCTGGGTCCGATCAAATGCTTTACATTACGATTGGCTATGGAATCATATGATTGCATTAGGTGATGAATATACAAAACGTTATGGTAAAAAACATTTATCAATACGTAAAATGATAGACTATGACATGTGGTCTTATCCATCAAATATTCCTCACAAACCATTCGAACACCCTCCACAGTGTATGCCAGACGAATATAAACGACCGCATGCTATACACGGTTATTGGAATTACTATATAAATGATAAATTTAAAGTTTGTAATAAAAATGAAACACCTTATAAAACGCCTCCTGTCCGCGTTATGGACGATTACTTTAATGGCAACGGTAGCTCTAATATCATCTTTAGCCACGATGATATGGGCAGTAGACTTGCCACCGGATGATTATACTTTGCTAAATACCAGGTGGTTAAACTGGCCAGTACAAGAATATTATTCAAGAGAGAATATAGAACTATTAATTGAAGGACCAAAACAAATAACACTTAAAGATTATGAGCAAGACGAGACAACATATATTGCATCAATACAAAGTAAACTTATTCGGGTTAGCCGACAAAATTAAAAAGTTTAGAAAACCATATAAAAGAAAGGCGACGAAAGCTAATAAATAATAATTAGTAGACAGCTAATGTCACAAAGAAATTTTAAATACTTACATGATAATAGAATTATATACGGGAGAACCCCAATCACGGATGTTCCTACCGAATCAACTGATATATATGATTATTATGAAAACGGTACTTATCAATGTTATGCTTTATTTAGAAGCAAGGCTAAGATCACTACATATAAAAGTTTAAAGTGGCATTTTTTAGTTATACAACATTTGAATGGTGATTTAAATATGAAAGAACTTAAAAGAGTATTTGAATATATAGCCAATGTTAAAAATAACTTTGTTACGTTTACAATGTCACGTGGTGCATTTGATAAATTAGTTAATGAAGTTTTTATAACTGATGCTGAACGCCCACCCAAAAACAGAATTAGAAAAGTAATATTTAAACCTAACAAAATACTTACATTGTCTGAAAAACTAAGTATTGTTGGCCAATTGATTGGTAGAAGTAAAAAAATAGTTGAAGAAGATATTTACCAATGCATGTTAGATTTAAATGACGACAAACAAAAGATAACCATAAATAAGCTTGCTAAGCTTTTGGAATGTTCAACAAGAACTATATACAGAAATATGGGCAACCAACTTAAAATTGAAAAAGAACTTTTAAATAAAGAACTATGAGAAAATATAATATTCAAAATTATATTAGATACAAAAACGACGTAGAAAAACAATTAGAGAGAGTCAGAAAGCCAATTAATGGTGACTATACAGATTTAACTGATGAAGAAATTAAAATTAACTTTCTTCCTTTAGTTGTTACTCTTGCACATAAACAATCTACGTCAGATCAAGCATCAGGTGTATTAAGTATACTTGATTTGTTTCAAGAAGGTAATGCGGGCTTATGCTCTGCTGTAAATAAATTAGACAGAACTATTTTAGCTGAGTCTGAAGATCAAGAAAAGACTTTGAAGTCATTCTTATCAAAAAGAATTAAAGGCGCGATACGGAGGTCTGTAGATATGCACAGAGGTGAGATTAGAATACCAGAACATAAACTAAATGAAATTAGGCGTAATCCAAAAGATGAAAAGATGGTTGCTATGTTTTTCAATAGTGTATTTTCTAGTATTGATGATAAACCTAATGATGATGATAATATGGCTTATCAAGTTATAGATAAGTCTGAACCATATAATATAGCTTTACTCAATACATATTTATTGTCACTGATGAGAACACATTTAACACCAGTGCAATACGATGTATTAAGAATGAGCTACGGACTAGACTGTGATAAACATTCTGCGAATGAAATTGCAGCTAAACTAGGAATCAATGTTGCGACTGCTCATGTACGTATTTCGCAGATAAAACGGGATGCTATACATCTTCTTATCGAAAACGTAGATAGCTCGCAAGTGCTTGATTACCTGTAAGTTACGGTAGTAAATACCGCTTAAGTTTAATTTTTAATATGTAATTATATTAGTATGACCATAAACCAAAAACTTGCAACCCTGCAAACAAAATTTAAATCGAAGAAAAGTAGATTTAATTCATTCGGCAAATATTACTTTAGGTCAGCCGAAGACATTCTCGAAAGCATAAAACCCTTTCTCTTAGAGTTAGGAGTCGCAGTCACGATTAATGAAGAATTAATTGAAACTAATCCTATGCCTATAATTCAAACAACTGCAAAGTTGTTAGATCAAGATGGTATGGAATTAACGGCTGTTGCGATAGTTGGTGTGGATCTCAACCAAAAAGGTATGCAGACTCCACAACAATTTGGTAGTGCATCGAGTTACGCAAAAAAATATGCGTTAGGTAATTTATTATTAATTGATGATACTCAAGACAGTGATGCAACAAACGATCACGGCAAAAAAAGTTCAGCTTTCAAAGCAAAGCCTAAACAAGCTTTAGCTGATGTACAAAAAGCAATAGACTATATCAAAGCCGGTGGAAAGATTGATGCAATCAAAGCTAAGTATCAATTAACTTCAGAACAAGAAAAGAAGTTAACAACACTTTAGTATGGACAAGACAAAGGTATTAGAAAAATTAAAGTTAGATGAAAACTATTATGGAGACTTTGGTAAACAATTTCTTAGCAATAGTGATATTAAAACTTTACTAACTAATCCCTTAGCCCTTGGCATACAATCCAAACCAAGCCCAGCATTTCTTGTAGGTGGATATTTCCACACTGCGATACTTGAACCTGACAAGCTTAAAAAATATAAGGTTATCGAAAGTAGTACAAGAAATACAAAAGCATACAAAGAAATGTCTGGTGGTGAACTTTGTTTATTACAAAAAGAAGTTGACCAAATAGAATTGATGACACAAAAAATATTAGAAAACGACGTATGTCGTGGACTAATCAAAGGCATTGATGTTGAGTATGAGAAGCCTGGCTTAGCAGAACTTGAAGGCGCTTTATGGAAAGGTAAAGCTGATATTGTAAACCATGACGAAAAGCTTATAATTGATTTGAAAACAACCAAAGATATAAACTCTTTCAAGTGGTCTGCTAACCGTTTTAATTACGACAGTCAAGCATATATCTACAGTAAATTATTTGGATATGAATTTGTGTTTATAGTTATTGATAAGGAAACGCATCAAATAGCTGTTATGGATTGTTCACCTGATTTTTATTCGTCAGGTGCTGACAAGGTAAAGAGAGCAGTAGAAGCTTACGATTTATTCTACAAAACAGAAGGGTTTGAACCTTCACAATTTTTTATTAACTTAACACTTTAATTTAATTATGGCAAGAAGAAAGAAAGCAACAACAAAATTATGTGCAATGACTGGAATGACATTTCCAACGTCAGAATTTTACGCTAACAAAACTTCAGCAGATGGATTGCATGCGTATAGCAAAAAAGCAGATAACTTCAGAAGAAGATTACAAGCTACAGGAGCTACAGTAGGAACTACTGAGCTAAGAACTATGTTCAATAATTTATTTCAAACAGCAGTATAATATGGCAAGTATAATAGCAACAAGTATCGACTTAACAAAAATACCGAAAGATAAAATTATTGACGGTAAGAAAGGAAAATACTTACCTATTACAATTACTATTAACGATGAAACAGATCAGTTTGGTAATCAGGGTCCAGTGATTGTTCAACAATCAAAAGACGAAAGAGATGCTAAAATTGAAAAAGTTTATCTTGGTAATGTAAAGGTAGTATGGACCAATGGTGATAATGTTGATGTAGCTCCCAGAGATGATCAACCTGCTCAAGCAGCTATGCCTCCAAAACCACAACCAGTAGATGATTTACCATTTTAAATAATTAATTAATGCAAGTAAACAACACGGAGATTAACGGATTTTTAATCGACCAGTTTAACCAGCATGATTTAAAGGTTGGTGCAACGCAGGGGATTTGTCCCCTGTGTTCGCATACACGTAAACCTGAAAATCGTAAACAACAATGTGCTAGTTATGATTGGGAACGTGGATTAGGAACTTGTCATAACTGTGATTCAACATTTCAGCTACATACATATCAACGTAAAGGTGAGCCATCAAAAGTTTATGAAAAACCTGATGCTACGCACGTCGTTGAAAATAAAGAGCTAAGTGAAAATGTTTATAAATGGTTTAAAGATCGTGGTATATCATATGAAACCTTAAATGATTTAAATATTACTGAAGGTAAAGAATATATGCCACAGACCGGACAAGTTGAGAATACTATCCAGTTCAATTATGTTATGGGTGATGAGCTCATTAATATTAAATATAGAGACGGACGAAAGAACTTTAAATTATATAAAGGTGCTGAGAAAGTCTTTTATAATATAAATAGTATCGTAAACGACAATACATGTGTTATTGTTGAAGGTGAAATGGATGTGTTAGCATTTCATGAGGCTGGTATTAAAAACGTAGTATCAGTACCTAATGGTGCTACACTGAATCATAACAATTTAGATTATCTTGATAACTGCATAGATTATTTTACAGACAAAGAAAAAATAATATTAGCAGTTGATCAAGACGACGCTGGCGCTGCGCTACAAGCAGAATTGATTAGAAGATTAGGTGCGGAAGTATGTTACTTAGTAAACTTTGTAGATTGTAAAGATGCAAATGATTATTTACTTAAGTATGGTAAAGAAGACTTAGCTGAAACAATTAAAGAATGTAGACCAGTACCACTTGAAAATGTTACAACTTTTAAAGATATAGAACATGAAGTTACAGACTTTGTTAAACATGGTTTCAAAAAAGGTTTTCAAGTTGGCCTTAATAACTTTGACAATATATTCAGTACTTACACTGGTCAATTTATTACGGTTACTGGTATTCCTTCATCAGGTAAATCAGATTTTGTAGATCAAATGTGTGTTGGTTATAATATGAATTATGGCTGGCGAACTGCTTTTGCATCTCCTGAGAATGCACCAACATATTTGCATGCTCATAAGTTAATGAGAAAAGTATGGCAAGATATGCCGAGATCATCGGATATTGGTTCAAGCAAATGGAAAGAAGTAGCTGAACACGTTAATGACAATTTCTTTTTTATTGATATGGAAAGATATACACTTGAATCTGTATTACGTAAAGGTGCAGAGCTGGTTAAACGTAAAGGTATTAAGTGTTTAGTTATAGACCCATTTAACAAGATTAGAGATGTAGATGCTAAGACTGAAGATGTAAACAGATATACAATGGAATACTTAACTAAGATTGAAACATTTGCAAAGAAGTTTGATGTCTTAGTGTTTATAGTAGCTCATCCAACTAAAATGTATAAAGATAGTAATGGTAAGATTGAAGAACCAACTATGTATAACATTAAAG